GGGCAAATAGTTGCAGTCCTTCTGCAAGCGTTATTGAATTTCCATAAGATGGCTCCCATTCCGTCTTGTCGATTTCCTCATCCGTCAGCCCAACCCATTGCCGCTGTGCTTTGTAATGGCAAAGGCCAGTGCTGCACACAAACTCTTGTGCGGGTGGGGTGGTGTAGAGCAATTCAACTCCATGCCCTTGATAAGCCAAATCTTCCCAATCAATTTCATGGTGAAAATACAGGCCGCCATCAATGACACACGCCACAGGCTCCTGCTTCTCAGCTTCTTCGATGGCTTGGCGTTCTTTGTAATGAGGTTCTCTGTTTTCCATGATGGCCAACGCAAGTTCAAGACCGTTAAACATTCCAAGCATGTAGTCGTCCATGCCATAACAACATTGCTCTCCCTGCACAGCGTGTACTTCACGCAGTTGCTTCATTGCTTCAATGCTCATGTCTCACTCCTTAAAACAACGCATCACCGAGAGACTTACGGCTAGCTTCGTCAGCTGCCTTCTGATCTACCTTGGCTTGTTTATGCTCAACCTTAGCACGATCATGATCGCTGACAGCACGCTTGATTTGACCCGGTACAGGGAAAGGCCAGTTAGGGGTTGGTTTCATTTTGCCACCACAGTTAGTTCATCTTCCACCAGTTTAGCATAACCTTGGATGTCATGCCAGCTGTCAACATAGTTTGGATCACCGTTAATGTCATGCCAGCTGTCAATGTAGTTTGGATCACCGTTAACAATGCGTGACATCTTGTTGCAGATCATGTCCAAACTCTCACGCTGGTATGGTGTTGTTTGTTCCCATGTGGTGCTCTGGCGCAGGATATTCTTCAACATCTGTGCAGTCCATGACACATCACGATACTCACCATAACGAACACCACGCTCTTGTAATGTTTGGCTAACAGCATTCATGACCATGTTTGTCGAAAGTCGGTTGACCATTCTCATCAAACTTAGACCAGTTGCTACGATTAACTTCCTCAACAGCAGAACAAAAAGCCATGCCTGCACAGTGGGCAACACCTGCTGCTGTCACCAGTCCATCTGTCAACTCCTTCAAGAAGTTGTGACGATCGGGGATGTTAACAGCAGTTGCCTTACATTTGAGGCGAGTTGCCAGCGTTACCACATTTGCGATGGCTTCGTCTAGGATGTGGTCACTGCTATCCTCGAATGACAGCTCGGCTAAGAACTCAGCCATCTCCTCCAAGTGACAACCCAACTGCACCATGAAGTCATCATAGGTGGGATTGGGTCGTGCTCGTTGATGCCACAGTGTTACGCTCTCGATCATGTTGTTTTCCTTTTCCTTTCGTTGTTTCCAATACCGACTCCTGTTGTAGTTTAACAGGTTGATCGGTGGCAGTTTCACAATTCTTCCTCAATTAAAACGGTTTCGCTGAGTATACCATCATTCTGATTGTAACGCAAACCAAACTTCATGCCAGTGGCTCGTCCGGTGAACCTGTCTTTTAACACACGGAAGGTTGTTATCTGTCTGCGTTCCATGTCTTCATCTTGTTTGTTACGTTCAAGACCAAACATGTAATGGCTCCAGCGTGCAATGGCTCGGCTACCAGTGAAGTGTTTCTCCATCACCCTGCCGCCCTCCTCGTGTGGCTTACCATCTGGTGTGGTCAGGTGGCTAATGAAGTGGATAACAATCCCAAGCTCCTGTGCCAGCGATGCCATGTCAGCCATGATAGCATCCAATGCCCTTCGTTCGTCCTGTTCGTTGGCACTGAGTGCTGTCAGGTGGTCAAGGTAGATGTGTTCAATGTCATACGCCTTGTTAAAGAAACGAATGATTGAACGGATAACAGACCATTCCATGCTACCGAAGTGCTCGAACATGTAAAGCTGGTCACGCTTCTTTAGCCGCTTGATGCTGTCCTCATACTGCTCACGTGTCCATGTTGCATCGGGGATGTGATACAGGCGACTGTCTAGTTTACCCATCACCCGTTGCGCTGTCTCCACCACGTTCTGCTCAAGGTAGATAACACCCACCTTAATACCCAGTGTGTCAATGTCATAGGCAATCTGCTGGGTGAACACGTCTGTCTTGCCAACACCAACACCAGCACCAAAGGCATACAGCTCACCACGCCTGCGTCCATAGGTCAGGTCGGTCAGTGTAGGGAAACACCAAGGAATGCCGGGCTTTGGTGGTTCTAACAGGCGTTGCTCAATGTCAGCCACTGTGACGATGCCATCAGGTTTGTAGTCCTCAGCCGCCCACCACCGTGTCAAGAACTCTGATTCCTTACGGTCGGCTAACCAGTCACATGCGTCCTTGTAATCGCTAACACCCTTGAACACCTTAGCCTTAGCACCAAAGAGCTCAGCCACCTGTTGTGCTGCCTTGATGCCGGGGTCATCATTGTCGAAACAGATAACGATGTTGTCAAAGGAATCTAACCACTCAAATTCCTTCTTGCAATCAGACACCGCACCCTGAGCACCGTTCTTGATGCTAACGGCGGGGAACTTAGACCCTAACATCTGATAACCAGCCAATGCGTCAAACTCACCCTCAAAGATGGTTACATACTTACCACCCTTGCTGAACAGGTGTTGACCAAACAAACCAGCACCACGGATATCGCCAGCCGTTGAGAACTTCTTGTCACTGGTTCTCGTTTTGTATGCAATCTTTGTTCCATGCTTATCATAATATGGAAAATGCGTGCGACTGTCGTCAGATGATGTAACACCGTAGGTGCTGGCGGTGTTAACAGATATCCTCCGGTCACTGAAACCCCTGCAAACCGCATTAGATGGCTCGCTAATCGATTTGTTTGTGGTGGTTGATACCGAGGTAGCCTCATCGAAAATAATCGATTCTAAGTCGTTTAAATCGGTGGCTGGATGATAGATTCCGCATGAGAAACACTTGGTGCTGTTGTCATCGTTAACACACAGAGCATCACTTGAACCGCAGTCAGGACATGGTTGATGTGTTTTCTTGAATGTCATTTGTTAACCCTCTATGTTACTTCTTTGTATATTTATTTTTTATCCTCTTAGTTTATAACTTAAAGAATAATCAATGAATATACAATGAATCATCATCATCCTCTATAATATCTATATTATTATTATATAGAGCAAGAACCGTGCCAGCTACCGGTGACTGAATGTTTGAGTGTTGACTCATAATCAGACAATGGTGCATCGCAACAACAACATCTCATAATAAACCCCTCACATGTAAACCATAAAGGTATAAGCCAAACAAAACACCGAAGTATATCACAATTATTCTCATGTGTATACCTTATCTCCGCATTTAACGCTTTGAATAGTGCTGTTATTCACCGCACGATAGCCCTTGTTAACAACATCATAAACCACCGTGTATTGATTCGGATCTAAGTTGCTAACGCCTCCCTTCAGGTGCTTAATTACACCCAATCGACCGTTAAGTGTACGCAAAGTTCCGTCTTTCTTAACGAACGTCACTGTTACAAACTTGCCATTGCTGGCTCTCAACATCTCAACTGCATTCATTTCTCAATCCTTTCAACATCTTTGTACATAGCCGTTACAACAAAATCACCATGATCACCTAGTGGTTCATATCCATCCATGTAGAAGAATATGTCATCATCATTTTCGTTACCATCCCAAGACCCAAGCTCGACCTTCATGCCTCTGAACGTCTCCTTGTTATCTTTCCAATACCCGTTTACAAATGCTATGCCTTTCATGTTACACCTCATCTTCATAATAGTTTTGAACATCTGTTACTTCTGTGTCGAACACCTCACTCTTGATATCCCAATCGATACCATCGGCTAGGTCTTCAGCGATTGCCTCTGGTTCTTCCCCTCGCTCGACATCGCACACAACCTCCACCTCAGCAACACCCACAATGGTACGAACCATCTTCACTGTGTATACCTGTTTCATCACATCTCCTCCCATAGTAGATAACCAACAACCAAACACACAAGACCCGTTACAACCACGTCCATGTTACACCTCACTCTTGAAAACTGCAAACACTTCCTTGTTGTCCGATGTCGAATCACTCTTCACACCATCCTGAACAACCAGCGCATGCCCAGTGACCACCACCATGAACCGACCCTTGTTGTTGATCCGTCTAAAGGTGCCCAAGGTCATGCCTGATTGTCTATCATAACCCATCCGCTGCTCAACAAACTTGGCACGCTTTGTTGATCCGTATATGCCCATCACCCTCATTCCAAACTGCTCACTGGCTTTGAACATGGGTTCTAGTTTTGTACCTGATCGCCCACGCCTCC